TCGGGCGATTGGCTTGGGATGGTTTCGATGTCGAGATAGATTGTGTCGGTCATTCTGACGCCCTCCGAAACTTCAATCCTTTGCGCTTTGCTGCGAGATACACGGTTTGATAGCTGCACCCGATCCTGTCTGCCGCCTCGGACATGGTAAGGCCATCGTCGGCGGCCATGACAAACATGTCTATGCCAAACGCTACTGGCCTCCCGATTTTTCCAGTGCGTTTTTGGCTAAATTTGCGACTGTGAACAGCATCGCGCCCACAATTCAGAATCTCATCACATTGACGTTTGCGGTTTGACACCTCGACAATGATGGCCTCGCTTAGGACTTTCAAATCCGCATATGTCATGTTGTCTATATTCATTTTGCTTCCCCTTGGTGCGGGATGAAGTCACCGCCCATGTCTGCGTTTTGCAACTCGGTCTTGCGCTTTTTCCCGTCATCGATCACGCGTTGATCCGCGCGCACGGCGGGCGAGAACGTTTTCCATGTGGCGTTCAGGTCATCCACGGTTTCGATGCTCTCGATCATCACGCGCGCATCTGCCACGGCCTTCTCATGCATCCCATCGATAGCGTCCTGATTTTTAGGACGGTCGGACTTTGGTGCAGCCTTCGCAGCGGCGTTGCCATCGTCATCTTCCGGCGCGATGCCAGTGACACTTTCCAGCCCTATCCGCTTGGCATATGTGGTGGCTGACTTCATGCCCTGCATGTCGTTCTTGCTGACGATAAGCGGAACGTCGCAATCAATCCGCGTTTCGCTTTCCCCATGCACAAGTGATGTTCGCATGTCCAGCCCGCCGCCTTCGGTGCGGATAATCTGGTGAAAGTATGCCAGACCATTTTCGACAAGCGCGGGCCGAACCGCTGACACAACGTCAGACAGATCGGCATAGGCTGTGCCTTTTGGCTTCCCCTCGCCCTTGAACGCTGGGTTGATTGCGCCCTTGATGACAGGCTCCATTGCCATTTGTGCGGCTGACAGCGCCGTGAATACGTTCTTGTGCGCGGTCATGATCACACCATGCCCAGCGCGTTGCGATACATGTCCTCGATAGCCTCACGCTCTGCCAGCGCATCCCGCGCAACCTTGCGGTCACGGATCACGCGCTTCATCACAGGAACGTTAAAGCCGCGCCCCTTGGCTTCGGCGAACAGCTCCTTTTCCTGATCGGCGATGTCTTTTTTCTCAGCGGCAAGCTGTTCTGCCCGCTCGATAAATTGGCGCAGTTCGGCCTCAGTTGCGTTAGTTTCCGTCATTGGTTTTGCTCCTTGCTTGGTCTTGACACCATACCAAACGCGCGGCATTATGCAAGGGCAAATGGCAAGGAAAGTGCAAAATGACAGTCGATGAAATCAAGGCGGCGATTGCCGGAATGTCGCCAACGGCGGTTGCTGATGCGTCGGGCGTTGCGGTCCGCGCGATCTACAATATCAACAACGGGCTTGTCACTCCGTCGCGCAAGACGCTGGATAAGCTGGAGGTTTGGCTAAACGGGTCGAAGCTGCCGCAGACCCAAGAGGAGTTGGAGGCGATCACGACCCGCGCTTTCAATGATGGCGTTGCGTGGGCGCACAAGAGGGGCTTGTGATGTGGGTAAATGCTATCGTTGCGGCGTGGAAACGCCTTTGGCAATCCGACTGCCAGGCCTCTACACCAAGCTCGCACCAGACAAGCGCGGTCGCTTGCCCTACTGCCGTGACCATGAGGCGGATGCAGTTGCGCGCCGAGACGCAGCAACAGGCGTTCCAACGGCTGCAAAGCCTGCGGTCGCAGATCGCGGTAACAAACAAATTCAACCCCCGCCGCGCAGATCTGGAAAGCCAAGCGCGCCAAGCGGTCAAGCGGATCTTTTCTGAGGGGCGCAAGCATGTCTGACATGGTAAACCATCCGCCGCACTATACTTCGCACCCGTCAGGAGTGGAGTGCATTCAGATCACCGAGCATATGGGATTTTGCATTGGCAATGCGGTCAAATATTTGTGGCGCGCCGGCATGAAAGGCAGAGCCATAGAAGACTTGGAAAAGGCGCGGTTTTACATTGACCGCGAGATCGCCAAACGGAAGTCGGGGCTATGATCACCGTCAACCTTCCTTGGCCTGACAACAAGCTATCGCCCAACGCGAGGGTGCATCACTTCGTATTGGCGCGCGCAAAGTCCAAAGCAAAATCCGACGCGAATATCCTTGCGTTTCTGGCCTATCGGGAAATTGGCAGACCGCAGATCATCGGCGCGGTTGATGTGCAGATTACGTTCAATCCGCCGGACAACCGCCGCCGCGACATTGATAACATGCTGGCAAGCAACAAGGCCGCGCTGGATGGGGTGTCCGCCGCAATCGGCGTGGATGATAGCCGATGGGACTTGCGCCTATCAAGAGGCGACGTCGTGAAGCATGGGCGGGTTGTGGTGCAGATCACGCCCCGCGCTGTGGCCTTGCCAGTGATGGGACAAATCACATGACGCGCATTATCACCGACGAAACCCACGCGCTACGGCGGCGTGTGGAGCGGCTTGAAGCGCGGGTTCTCGACCTGACTGTGGAACTACGGCGGTTGCTTCCCAAGCCTTCGCAGCGCCTTCCAGACCAAGAGACGCACCTAACCGTCATGTCGATTATTGACGATGTAGCGGAAACACACGGGCTAACGCAGGCGGAAATTCTGGGCCGAAACCGTCAGGCGCATATCGTCAGGGCGCGGCATGAATGCTTCGGCATAGCAAATGGCGCTGGTATTTCCTTCGCTGACATTGGCCGATCGATGAACCGCGACCATACGGCAGTCATGCATGGGGTGAAAAAGTGGAACTCGGGGATCTGATCGACGCTGTAGAGGAACGCGCGGCAATCATTGAGGAGGGCGAGAAATGCCGCCGCGAGACTGCCGAGAACTGCGCCGCGCGGATGCATGGGTTTTCCGACTGGGCTGCGTATCGCGCGCATGTTCGGGCGTGCCAAGCTAAGGCTGTGAAATGAACAAAGCCGCGCTTTGACGGCGCGGCCTTGCTTTTGCCGTGGTGGCGGCGTATGGTGGCGGTATCACATCGCAGGGACAGAATACACGGGTGGTGCTGTGTATTCAAGGGCCTTGCCAGAAAAAGGGCAGGCTAGTGGCGGGAAACAGAATACCATATTTCAGATTTTACCCTACCGATTTCATGCGGGGGGTTCGTGGCATGACGCCGCAAGAGGTTGGAGCATACACCATGCTTTTGTGTGTGATGTATGAGAACGATGGCCCAGTTGAATACAACGCCGATCGGCTTGCCGCACAGTGCGGTATGAGGCTTGCGACGTTTTCAAAAGTCATCGATCGGCTGATGGTTTTGCGAAAGATCATCCTGACTGACGGGATGATAAGCAACGAACGCGCCGACTTGGAAATTTCAAAGCGTGAAAACGATCTGAAAAATAATTCCAAGGCAGGGAAGGCCAGTGCCGAAAAAAGGCAACAAAAACAAGGCGAGGCTTCAACGGGCGTTCAACAGTCGTTCAACCATACAGATACAGATACAGATACAGTAAAGAGAGAAGCTAAAGCTTCTCCACAAAAACAGCGCGCATCGCGCCTTTCGCCGGATTGGTTTCTGCCGAAGGAATGGGGTGAGTGGGCAGTTTCAGAGGGATGCAGCGTCGATCTTATCAGGTCAGAGGCCGACAAATTCCGCGACTACTGGACGGCCAAGGCTGGCGCATCTGCGGCCAAGCTGGACTGGCTAGCAACATGGCGAAACTGGATCAGGGCGGCGATCGAGCGCGCGCCATCCTCTAAGCAAAATGGAAAACTAAATGACGGATTTGACAATCACGGGTCAGCACAAGGACGCGGCAACCGGGTTGACCCTGCCCTTGCGAACATTCTTAGGCTCGCAGGAGTTGGGCAAACATCGGGCGATGATTGCGGTGGAACTGGAAGTGCTGGCGAAGAAATACGACCGTTTCGGCTGGGATCGTGATCGGGGCAGCATAGCGCAGGATCGGATGCTGGTGGACTGGATGGACGCCTTACAGGATTATCCGTTGGATGAAATCAAGGCCGCTTGCCGCGCGGCTGTCTTGGCCGATCCGAAGCACATGCCGAATGAGGGTCACATCTTGGCGAAGATCGTGGACGCTCGGCGGGTGTTTGTCGCAGCGCGCAAGCGAGACGCAGAGCCGAAACAACCCCGCGAGCGCATCACGGCAGAGCGCGCAGCCGACATTCTGCGCGATGCTGGTTTTTCACCGAAGCGGATGGAATAACGCTTGCAGCAGTTGCGGCACTGTGCAAGGATGAGTAACTAAGCAAGGAGAATACACATGGACCTGACATACCAATCTACCACCACGCTAGTCCGCATTCGCGCGGCAAGCCCCTGCCGCGAAGGGTGGGAGAAGCTACTAGCGCATCTTGGCAAAACCAAGGCAGACGACGAACCGCTGCCGCTGCTGACCGTGCTGGATAGCAACGGGTTTAATGATGCGCTTTGGGTGCTGTCGTATGCCATGCCAGAAGATCGGCTTTCGCGTCATTTTCAGGCATGGTGCGCGGAACAGGTGCTGCATTTGTTCGAGGCAGAGCGTCCAAATGATATGCGGGTGCGCGATCAGATCGCAATGCTACTGGATGACGATGCAACTGACAAAGAGCGGGATGCCACACGGGGTGCCGCATGGGATGCCACACGGGATGCCGCGCGGGCTGCCGCACGGGCTGCC